GTCATAATCAAACAGTTCTTCTGTGCCCTGTACATCACTTTCTTCTCCTGTCTCTTCCGGTGTCTGTAACAGACGTATATACCTGCACTGACCAAGCTGTCTGCGGGCGGCTTCCAGATTTTCCGTCATCTTCCGCGCCACCTCGTCGCTGCCCGCGATCAGGCAGGCCGGGCGGCACAGCTCGTGGCGCTCCGTGTGCCACAGAAAGTCCAGCACCAGCAGATATTCCTTGCCCGGATGCAGCCTCGTGCCCCGGCCGATCATCTGACAGTACAGGCTGCGCACCTTCGTGGGCCGAAGCACCACGATACAGTCCACGCTGGGGCAGTCCCAGCCCTCGGTCAGCAGCATGGAATTGCACAGCACGTTATATTCGCCCCGGTCAAAGGCGGCCAGCACTTCCGCCCGGTCGGCGCTTTCGCCGTTGACCTCCGCCGCCCGAAAGCCGCGCTGGTTCAGAATGTCCCGGAACTTCCGGCTGGTCTGGATCAGGGGCAGGAATACCACGGTCTTGCGCTCCATGCATACCGCCGCCATTTCTTCGGCGATCTGGGTAAGGTACGGGTCCAGCGCGCTGCCCAGCTCCCCCGCCTTGAAGTCGCCCCCGCTGACGCCCACGTTCCGCAGGTCCAGGTCAAGGGGGATCGTCTGGGCCTTGATGGGGCTCAGGTACCCCTCCCGGATGGCCCGGGGCAGGGTGTATTCATACGCCAGCGATTCGAATACGCTGCCCAGATTGCGCATATCGCCCCGGTCAGGGGTGGCGGTCACGCCCAGCACCTGCGCGCCGGAGAAGTGCTCCAGCACCCGCTGGTAGCCGTCGGAGAGCACGTGATGGGCCTCGTCGATCACGATGGTGCCGAAGTAGTCCGGCGGGAACTGGTTCAGCCGCTTTTCCCGCATCAGGCTTTGCACGCTGCCCACCGTCACCCGGTACCAGCTGTCCAGGCAGCTCTCCTCCGCCTTTTCCACAGCGCAGCGCAGCCCGGTGGCCTTCAGCAGCTTGTCCGCCGCCTGCTGCAGCAGCTCGCCCCGGTGGGCCAGGATCAGCACCCGCTCCCCGGCCCGCACCCGGTTCTCCGTCAGCTTGCAGAACACGATGGTCTTGCCGCAGCCGGTGGGCAGCACCAGCAGCGTGCGCCGGTGGCCCTGTTTCCACTCCCCTTCAATGGCGGCGATGCTCTCGGCCTGATAGGGGCGCAGGGTGATGGCGGCGGGTTTCTGGGCGGCGCTTCCTTCGTTCGCGGCGCGGCGAGCCATGTTCGGGGCGGCTTTTGCTGCGTTCGGTGCCGCGTTCGTTGCGTTCACGGGGGCGGGGGGAAGGTTCCCCCCGCTCCAAAAGTTTAGTTGCATTGTTTCCATTGTCGGCCCGCCCCGGCCTTTCAGGCCGTCGCGGGCTTCGCGTCTGCGGAGCCCCTGCGGGGCTGTCCTCAACGCTCGGTTCACTTCGTTCACCCTCCTTTACGGCCCACCCCAGCCCTGCGGGCTGTCGTGGGCTTCGCCGCTGCGCTGGCGCGTTGCGCCGTGCTCACGGCTCGGTGCCTTCGGCCCCCTCCTTTACGGCCCGCCCCCGGTTAAAACTGCCCCGGCGTGTAGCCGGCGGCGGGGGCGGCAGCGCTCTGCGCGGCAGGGGCGGACGGCTCGTAGAAGCGCTTGATCTCGTTTGACTGCATGGTCTGGCCGTCCCGGCCGATCCAGTCCCGCACGCCCACCTTGCACCGGCCGTGAGCGCCCAGCACCTTTGACCAGTCCATGCGCAGCGGCTCGCCGTGCTTGCGCTGCCCGATGGCGGTGAAAAACTCGCACAGCATCCCCTCGCACCGGCTGTGCAAAAACAGGTTGTGGGTCACGCTGGTGCGCTGCTGGCCGTCGGTCACCTCGAGGGTCAGCACCGCCTTATTGCAGGGCGGCAGCTTGCTGTTGGGGCCGGGCTGGTGCCGGGCCCGTTCGAATTTGGTCACGGTGAAGTCATAGTCCCCCGCAGGCAGCAGCACAAAGGAAGAGTCGTTCTCGATGGTGTCGTTCCAGTCAAGGCTCCGTTCGGGTCGATCGTTCATCATGGTTTTGCTCCTTTTCTTTCGTTTTGGGCGAATTTGTCGCTCTATTTTGCGATCCATTCTCACAATGGGGGTGATTTTGTCGCTTTATTTTTGGGGTCCCGTTCCGCCGCTATCCTCGCGGCCCGGCCCCTCAAAACGGGCAGTCTTCCCGATTTTGTTTTACCATTGCCCGCACCTGCGGCCACGCGCCGATCAGTACGCCCTGCACGAAGTCCGCCGGGTAGGCGCTGATGGGCATATCGTTGGGGAAGTACCCCTTGGCCGCCACGGCGTACTGAATTTCGTCCGCCCTGACGCCGTCCTGCTGCATCAGCTGGAGCAGGGCCGGGGGGATGCCATTGGCGTCCGCCGCGCTGCGGCCCGTCCCGGTGGCGGTCGTGGCCGGACTGGCCGGGGCAGCGCTCCCTTGCGCAGGGGTGGACGGGGCGGCTGGATTTGCTGCCCCGGTCACTGGGGCGGTTCCACCTGCGCCCGGCTGCGCCACAGTTGGCTTCACCACGTCTCCGTCCTCCGGCATGGCCGAATTTCGCGCTGCAGGGGCCTGCTTTGCCCTCTCCGGTGCTTTAGGCGAGGAATCCTCCGCTTTCTCCGTTGACGGCTTAGAAAGCCCTTCTGATGCGTTTCCGTGGGTGCTGTTCATTTCCGTCAACGCCGCGTCCCCCTCCAGCGTGTCCGTGCGGCTCTGGTCGGGTTCGATGGTCTCGAAGCACCGGGCGATCTGGTAATAGTCGAAGTCCATCTTGTCCGGGAAACTTTCCCGGTTCTTGGCGTCCCAGCAGGGGTTGTGAGTGGTGAACATCACCCGGCGACCGCCCTGGGCCTTAGCGGTGTTGGTCTTATCATCCCGCACCACGTAGGTCTCGTAATTGGCGAAGAGCAGCATGTCGCTCCACTCCTTCACCATGGGGGCCACCTTCTTGGAAAGTTTTAGCTCCCACCGGTCATAGGCGCCGAACTCGTCCGGCTGCTCGAATTTGCGCATATAGGCGTGGGCCGTCAGGATCACGTGCACGCCCTTGCGGGTCAGGTCGGTCAGCAGGTTCAGCAGCCGCCCGAACTCCTCCTGCACCATCACGTAGCCCTTGCCGTAGCCAAAGTCCTCAATGCTGCGCACCTTGTTGGCCGCGAGGATGTTCTGGATGCACAGCCGCTCGGCCCAGTCCGCCGTGTCGACGGCCAGTGTGCGCAGGGCCTCCGGGTTCTGGATGCACCATTCCACTTCTCCCAGCAGCATGGGCCAGCTTTCCGGAGCGGGCAGGCGGCGCACGTTATAGCGCACCGTGCTGCCCTCGGTGTCGATGAATACCGGGTCCGGCAGACAGGCGGCGAAGCTGGTCTTGCCGATGCCCTCGGGGCCGTACAGCACCACCCGCTGCGCCCCGCCGATGATTCCGCTGGTAATTTTCATAGGTTAGAACTCTCCTTTTCGCCATTGGCGTGTGCTGGTGGGGTCGGGCTGCGGCGCTGCTTGGCCGATGCCGTCCGCAAGCAGCGCTTCTTTCGGCCCACCCCGGCCATTCAGGCCGTCGTGGGCTTCGGGGCTGTGGAGCGGCTGCGCCGCTGTCCTCGCCCCTCGGTTCACTTCATTCACCCTTCCGCTGGCTTGCTGCTCTGGTTGTGCTTCGCATAATTTTAGGGGCCTTGCCCCTAAAACCCCAGCAGGAGGCAGTGCCTCCTGCACCTCCACTCTTTTTTCGTCCTCCCCTGCTGCCGCCCCATCACTGATGATAAGCGTGCATTCCTCCGCATTGGTACTAACCCTCGTGGCGATGGCCTGCAATCCTTCTTCCTGCAGCCACGCGCCGAACCGGGCCATGGTGTCCGGGTCCAACTGCTCCAGCTTGTCCAGCAGCACAAAGCCGCAGTTCGGGTTCAGCCGCCGCACGATGGCCGTGGACACGATCAGCTGGTCGCTGGCGGACATACAGTCCCAGTTCTTCCCCTGATAGCACAGCTCGCCGTCCCGGACGCTGAGACCGGGCAGGGGCAGGGCCGCACCGTCCAGCAGGGCGGCCTTCTGCCGGCGCACCTCTTCCAGCTGGCCGGTCAGGCCGTCGTACTGCCGCCGGTACTCCCGGGCGTCCTCCTCAGCCTTTTCACGGTCCAGATTGGCCCGCACCCGTGCGTTGATCTCCTCCACGTTGCGGATGGACGCTTCCAGCTCGGCGGTGCTTTCATCCTGCAGGTCGGCGGCGTCCTTCTGGGCGGTGGACAGGTCGCACACTGCCGCTTCCAGTCGTCGGTTCACGTCGGCCGCCTCCCGGCTCAGGCGATCCACCAGCGCCTTCAGCTCGTCCCGTCTGGCCCGGAGGCGCTGGTGCTCCCCGTTACGGGCGAGGATCTCCTGCTGCTGGCGGATCAGCTCACTGGCGCTGACGGGCGCGTCGGGGGTATCGGGATAGAAGGGCTGCTCCTTGGCG